AGCCGTCCTTCAGCATCAATAGATCAAGCACCATGCACGAACTACAGATAAGCACATACCCCAACGGGGTAGCAAGGAAACTAGGACAGGACGTTGTTGTGCAACGCCTGAACCTATTGAATAAGTTCGATGACTGCACCATCGAAGAACTCCAAGACGGAGATCAATACTTCGTCCCGACTCATGAGCTACCACAGCGTAGTGCAGAGGACATCTTGGACTACATCGAAGATAATCAAATCGATATTGTTCACGTGTTCGGCGGCAACGAGGAGCTTCGCTTCAGCAACCCCGAGGTAGTGGAGATCGAACTGAACTCGCACAAGACCGAACTCGTCGAGACACTCTGCACCGATTCGGTGCGTGATGCCATCAACTATTTGATGGATATGTCCGAGGAAGAAATATGATTGACAGGGCATAGGGTGAGCCTCTTACTACTAGGATGGCTCACTTCTATGACTGCAATGATACACTCGATGCCTTCCTTCGGGAGGACATAAGCACCGTAGCACAGGCTCGCAAAGTCCGTGCTATTTATCCAAGCGTTACCACTGTCCTAAGCATCTGCAAAGATGAGTTCCTAGATGGAATCTACAAGCCCCGCATGATCACTGATCTAGCACGGGAGAACCCAGCGCTACCTTGGCAGGCCGTAGAGAAGATGACCTACGGGACACGACAGCACCCGAGCGACGGGCGAGACATACCCTCGTCGGACTTCGGGACTGCAGTGCACAAGAGAATCGAAGAGCTAGTGCAGGCCAAGTTGCACGGGCACGAGGTGCCCGAATGCCCTTTCACTGAATGGGCTACACCCTTCCTTAACTGGATCGAAGACGAACAGGTCAAGCCAGTAGCTACTGAGTGCATCATAGCAGACAGACTGCTTAAGATTGCAGGTAGCGTAGACTTCGTGGGATACGACCACGAGGGTAATCTTTTTCTAGCGGACTACAAGTGCCGCACCAATACAAAAGGAAAGGCCAAGGTATACGACAAGGACTGCGAGCAGTTAGCCATCGAGGCCTTCATGATTCAGCGGCAGTACAACTTGGACTACACGCCCGAATGCAGGTCAGTAGTCATTGACTGCGACACCAAGAAGCACTGGCACCACGTGTGGAATACAGACAGTGTAAAGAAGGGCATCGCCAACGCAAAGCTAATGGCGAAACTCTACTGGAACAAGCGCATGAAAAAGTAAAGGGACAGCATGGATGGATTTACTATACTTGTTTTCTTTCTAGCCGTCATCTTCTTTGTTATAGCTCACGTTAATATATAAATGAAAGACTTAGAACCAATCGACTGGTCAGAGAAAGGCTACTACCTGAACGACCAAGCTATCATACTCACGGGGTGCGACTCCGCCGTGCTAGGGATTACAGAAAAAGGGTTTCTTTGTTACAGCTATGAGCTACTCATAGACGTGTTCGTTACACGTGACGGGATGCAACCCGACGAAGCCCTTGGGTGGGTGGAGTTCAACGTCTTGAGACTGCAAGGGCACGGCGGTTACTTTCAAGTGGTATACACCGACATCTAGGCCGTGCTGTTTGAGATTAAATACAAGCACTCAATGATGCCCGACGACTACGTCGGCAGATGCATGAAGCACGCTCACACAAAAGAGCAGGCACTAAAGTATTTCGCCCCGAAGAAACCCGACAAGAACGGGTGGACTCGGACCAAGCACAGGGCCTCGGTCCAAATCATAAGCGTCAATGAAATACCTATCGCAGAATAAACTCAAAGAGTGGAGGCAGGCCAACCTGCCAAAGGAGTGCCCGATATTTAAATGCAAGGTGGACGACGCTGTCGTCGATCACTGTCATAGCACTGGCCTAGTCCGAGGTGTACTGCACAGACAGAGCAACGCATGGGCTGGAAAGATTGAAAACTCTTGGAAAAGATTCGGCCAAAACAATTCTGACCTTACACTGCCAGAGGCACTGCGTGCCTTGGCTACATACTTAGAAGAAGCTAGGACCGATGTACTGCACCCTGTAGGACTGCGGCAGAAGTGCAACCGATTCGACAGGCTAAACAAAGATGAGCAGATCGAGACTCTAAAAGAATTTAATTACAACGAGTACGAAATTAGTTCTTGCAATAATTCTAAGGATCGCACAAAATTATTTCGCATTGCCCTTCTTAAGCAATGCACTTAACGCAAACCATACAACATATGACCCAAGATAATACACCCAAGATAATGCAGTCCATCCAGGCGGAGCTGAAGGCTCCGAAGGGTAGGACCAATAAGTTCGGAGGATACTCTTACAGATCCGCCGAAGATATACTAGAGGCACTTAAGCCTTTATTGAATAAGTACGACTGCTTCCTTACCATTGACGACAGCATCGTCGAGGTCGGCGGCAGAGTATACGTCAAGTCAACAGCTACGATAGAGGAATCTCACGGAGATGTTGTCAGCGAAGCCAGCGCTTTCGCAAGAGAAGCTGAAGTTAAGAAGGGTATGGACGAAGCCCAGATTACTGGCTCGGCCTCCTCCTATGCACGCAAGTATGCGCTTAACGGACTTCTTTGCATCGACGACACCAAGGACGCAGATGCAACAAACACTCACGGGAAGGGTGAACCTTCCTATCAAAAGAAAACACAAACCCTGGATGGGTTAATATAATGGACAAGCAATACGACAACAATAACAGCGGCGCTCTCTTTACGAATGACCGCAAGAAGTCGGACACTCACCCTGACCTTACGGGTTCAGCGGAGGTAGGTGGCAAGGACTACTGGTTCAAGGCGTGGAAGAAAACAAGCAAGAAGGGTCAGCCGTTCTTGTCTGTTTCATTCGACCCGAAGGAGGCCGACGTGGTTTCCAGCGGAGTAGCCCCGCAGAACGACGACCCCGTGCCGTTCTAAGCCAACCTTGACTACACCCCGAGCGTGCCGACTGGAGTCCCAATCTTCAGTCGGCATTTTTATATAACGTATAACATAACATAACATAACACTATGAAAAACTATGACAAACTTACTAGAAGCAAACACAGATCTTCCGCACAACTTATCTGCGGAGCACGCAGTTATCTCCTGCTGTTTATTGCAGGGTAACTCGGATGCCTACGATAGCATCAGCCGTATACTGAAGTCCGAGGACTTCTATTCTTTTCAGCATCAGCTAGCCTTTCAAGGCATAGCCGACTTGGCCAACGACGGCCAGCCAGTAGATGAGATTCATCTAGTCGAGAAGCTGAAGGTAAACAACAGCATCGACGAAGTCGGTGGAGTAGCGGGCATCTTCGGGTTGACCGAAGGGGCCGAGACTACTACGTCCATCAAGCACTACGCAGGTATAGTCAAAGAGAAGAGCAACCTTAGGAAGTTGCACCGCTCTTACAGACTAGCCGCCGAGCAGGCGGCATCCGAACAGTTGCCTGCCTCTGACATCCAGGGTGCAGTAGAGTCCGACCTCGGCGACGACATAAGCTCGGGCGCAGGTATCGAGAAGATCTCTACGTCCGTTGAGATACTCAAGGACGAGTTCCAGCAGATGAAAGATGGCACCTTCGTAAAGGACGTGGTTCGCACGCATATCCCGCACCTTGATGAAAAGCTAGGCATGGGTGGCATAGGCGCAGGCGAGGTCTGCATCGTGGCCGCACCTACCTCCTGCGGTAAGTCCGCAGTTGCTATCAACATTGCACTGCGTGCCGCCAAGACGGACGCTGTACCTACCTGCATATTTTCTTTTGAGATGCCGCAGAAACAAATCGCAAGGCGCATGATTCAAACTCTCAGCGGAGTTAACCTTCGACAGATCGAAGAGAACATAGCTTCAACCGCCAAGGTTAAGGCAGTGCACTCAGCAAACGAAACGCTGTCTACTCTGCCCATCTATACCGTGCACTCAGTGCAGGGCGCTGACGATCTTAAGAGTCAGATAAGAATACTGGTCCGCAAGCACGGGGTAAAGCTGGTAGTCATTGACTACCTGCAGTTGATCCCGTTCGGCAATAAGCTAGGCAAGACCGAGGGCATTTCGGCGATCTCTCACAAGATCAAACAGATTGCCGTCGAGCTAGGCATAGGCATACTACTGCTAGCGCAGGTCAACCGAGAGGGAGCCAAGCGTGAAAGCGGACTGTCCTTGTACGACCTCAAGGATTCTGGTGACATCGAGAACGACGCTGACGCAGTCGTACTTATGTGGCCGAAGGGAGGGGACGTTGAGTCAGCCAAGAAGGTTGACGCAGTCGGACCATACACTGAGTTGCAATACTCAGTTGCTAAAAATCGAGAAGGCGAACGTGACGTTCGTGGAATCTTCAAACTATATCACTGCGTAGGAATAATAAAATAATGAAAACAAAAAACCAACTACTAGAAATTGCCGCCAACGAGTTCGGCAGTACACCCAATGTCATCCGAGGTAAGTCCAGGACACGACGTGCATCATACGCAAGGGATGCACTGTCTTATATCCTGCACCTGCACGGATGCACGCACGAAGAAATATCTAAGCTCGTAAACAGAAACCGTTCAAGCGTAACCAAGGGCATCGACCGAGTTAAGACTCGCAGGAAAATTGAAGATCATGACAGCTCGTTCTACCTTCAAGCACTTCGCAAGGCCTGCTTTCATGCAGGCATTCAAATGCCAACCAACTAGCACTAGCATGAAGCACAAAAGATTCGATGTAGATATGTTTGACTTGACGGATAGCCCCGCCAGGGAGGCAACCAAGCAGTACATCTCCCGCAAGGGGTACACCGCTATAGACAACCCCGACAAGTACTGCGCTGACCTAATCGTCGAGGGCCTGTGCTTCATCGAGTGCGAGTGCAAGCTCGCTTGGAAGGGGCCTAAGTTCCCTTGGCCTAGTGTGCACCTGCCTCAGCGCAAGAAGAAGTTTGCAAACCTTTCTATGCCCATTCAATTCTACATCTGGAACAAGGAGTACAGTCACGCTATGCGCATCTGCGGCTGGCAACTTACCGATGACAAACTCATCGAGGTGCCTAATAAAATGATCGCAAATGGTGAATACTTCTACGATATACCTACAAATGAAACCCATATCATCAGTAAAGACTGATATAACTTGCAATAAACGCA